CTCCAGCTGAACCAGGTACGGTTCCGTTAATTGTTGTAGCCACTGCTGAAAACAAAATAAACGGAGCTGGCACAGGCACAGCTTCAGGTACCACTGCAGCCAATGCAGGTAAGGTATTCAAAATGACCAGTCAACGAGAACTTGTTGACACATTTGGTTCACCGTTCTTTGAAAAGACAGTATCGGCTAGTCCTATACACGGTGGCGAAAGAAACGAATACGGTCTACTAGCTGCCTACAGCTTGTTGGGCGTTTCGAATTCTGCATTCATTCTACGTGCAGACATCAACCTAAATGAACTAGAAGGTCAAACAGATGCACCGGGAGCGGACCCAGCTGACGGCAAGTGGTGGGTAGATACACAAACCACCACTTGGGGAATTAACGAATGGAACAGCTTGGCATTGGCAGACAGTGGTCAAAAATTCACTGCTAAAACTCCATTGGTACTTACAGACGCTGATCTTGACAATATCAACAGCAATGCTCCTAAAACATCAGTAGGCACCATCGGTGACTATGCTGTGGTGTTTCAAACAGCCGCAGGAGACGGAACATTTTTAGCTGATGATGAACTGGTAAGAATGTATTACAAGAGTGCTGGCAATGCCACTGCTGGTATCACAGCTGGTACATGGGTATTGGTCGGTAGTCCTAACTGGGCTGCTAGTCATCCCACAGCATTTAGTTCGGCAGCGGTAGGTGCAATATCAGGCACATTGGATATCAATGGTGTAACTATTACACCGGGTGTTAGTCTCACTTCCTGTGTTTCCAGTATTAACACGCTGATGAATGGCAGCGGCATCACAGCTGTTGCTAAAAACAGCAGATTGTATCTATTCAGTGACGGTACTTCTACTGCCACAGGCGGTGACTCTACCGCAACTGCTGGTGGAACCGGTGGTATTGTACTCAGTGGAACTGTACTAGGCACAGGTGCTGGCCTATTAAACATTGCTGCTGGTACATACATGTGCCCAGTATTGGCCCAACAACCACATACCAGCATACCACTGTTTAAGAGATCAGATTTTGGATCTACAGTAAATGCTCGTCCTACAGGTTCTGTATGGTTGAAAACCACCGAACCAAACAATGGATCTCGTTGGAGAGTTAAAAAGTATAATGCAAGCACTGATGCGTGGATGGCAGTTGAAGCACCTTTGTATGCAACTCCACACTCTGCCTTATACTATCTTGATAAATCCGGCGGCGGCACAAACCTTGCTAAGGGTGCATTGTTTGTTCAAACAAATGCAAGAGAAGATGTAGGATCATATTCCGCTACCACTGGAGCAGTGAACGGTTTTGATGGCATGGATGCAACACTGGCCACTACTACTTTTAGAATATTTAAAAGAGCTGCCAGTGGTGAAACTGCTATCAAATCTAAAATTATTACTTTAGGTACAATCAGTGGTGTAAGAACTTTCACAATCAAACAGTCGATCGTTGGCGATACTGCATTGAGCACAGCAGCTTCATTTACATTCACAGCAGCAGGCACAGCAGACGATGCGTTTACAATCGCAGGATTAATTAATGCTGCGAGTTATACTGATTCAGCCGGCGATGCTGTTACAAATAACGTAGTAGCCAGTGTTACAACCAGCAACGAATTGGTAATCACACACAAGACAGGTGGCGATTTTAGACTAACTGATGTTACCGGTACTGCTATTAGTACACTGTTCCCAGTCTACAATCTAGCAACAGGAGCAGGAACCAGTAATTTCTACGCATTGTCGGGCGGCTTGGCAACAGGAGCAGCAGAAGGTTATTTGGCTTCATTGTGGATTCCATTGGTCAATGATGTGTTTGCTGCTACTCCAGATGCTCCATTAGAAGAGCCAGCAGATGGCCAACTATGGTACAATCCTGCCTTTGGTGAAGTGGATCTAATGATTCACAATGGCAGTGCATGGGTAGGCTATAAGTATGACGGCAGCAGTGGCGAATCTATTATTGCAGCGCCATATTATGCCAACGTTACAGATCCAGAAGGTCCAATTGTATCCGCAACAATGCCTGAAAAACAAAGTAACGGCTCAAGTAATTTGGTTAATGGAGATATTTGGATCAGCACAGCAGACCTAGAAAATTTTCCAACTATCTATAAGTTTAACGTTGATGCAGGAAATAGAATATCTACTAGATGGGTATTGGTAGATAAAACTGATCAAACCTCAGAAGAAGGTATTTTATTTGCAGATGCTCGTGCAGGTACTACTGGTGGATCAACTACTGCTGCGCCTACAGGATCAATCAAAGACTTGTTAAACAACGATTTCTTGGACCCAGATGCACCGGATCCAGATCTATATCCCAAAGGCATGTTGCTGTGGAATCTACGTAGAAGCGGTGGAAATGTCAAGAAATACAACAACGGTTATATTGACACCACAGCAGACAATCCACGTTATATTGATGCATCCACAGGTGGTGAGTACAGCATGGAAACATACTGGCCAGATCGTTGGACCACTGCTAGTCCCAACAATGAAGATGGGTCAGGCAGCTTTGGACGCAAGGCACAGAGATCAGCTGTGGTTGCTGCATTGAAGAGCGCCATTGACACCAGCGAAGAAGCACGTGACGAAGAACGCAGAAACTTCAATATAATTGCTTGCCCTGGATATCCAGAAGCATTTAGCAATCTAATCAACTTGAATCTGGATCGCAAGGTCACAGCTTTTGTGGTTGGTGATACACCATTGCGCCTAAAGAGCGATGCAACAAGCCTAACTACCTGGGGTACCAATGCTAATCTAGCACTGGACAACGGAGATGATGGTATTGTTACCTATGATGAATATGCAGCAGTCTACTATCCAAACGGATTTACCACTGATCTTACAGGCGCCAACGCTGTGGTTCCAGCCAGTCACATGATGCTGAGAACTATTGCTCTAAGCGACCAGGTGAGTTTTCCTTGGTTTGCTCCAGCAGGCACACGTCGTGGTGGCATTACCAATGCCACAGCAGTGGGATACATTGACTCGTTGACAGGTGAATTCCAAAGCGTTGCTTTAAATAACGGTCAGAGAGATACACTGTATGATCTAAAAGTCAATCCAATTCCGTTCTTTGTAGGCACAGGATTGGTAGCTTATGGTCAAAAGACTCGTGCTAGAAATGCCAGTTCTCTAGATAGAATCAACGTGGCACGTCTTGTAGTATATCTACGCAGTCAGTTGACAAAACTTGCTCGTCCATATATATTTGAGCCAAACGATCAAACCACCCGTGATGAAATCAAACAAGCTGTAGAAAGTCTGTTGCTAGAACTAGTGGGTCTAAGAGCTATCTATGACTATGCGGTGGTATGCGACGAAACCAACAATACACCAAGTAGAGTTGATCGTAATGAATTATATGTAGATGTTGCCATTGAGCCAACCAAGGCCGTTGAATTTATTTACATACCATTGCGTCTCAAGAACACAGGTGAAATTTAATGAATAAATACAATATCGGAGCATAAGACAATGGCAATTACATCATTAACAAATTACTCGATTAACCCATCTGGTCCTGGTTCAAATACCGGTATGTTGATGCCGAAACTAAAGTATCGCTTTCGTGTTACTTTACTAGGTTTCGGCACATCGTCTAGTACAGAACTTACCAAACAGGTCATGGACGTTACTCGACCAAAAGTTTCTTTTGAAGAAATCCCAATCGAAATTTACAATTCCAAGATCAAACTTGCAGGCAAGTACACCTGGGAAAATATTACACTGAATCTCAGAGATGATGCCAGCAGTAATATTATCAAGTTAGTTGGTCAACAGATTCAGAAGCAGTTTGATTTCCATGAGCAGGCCAGCGCCCGCTCTGGTATTGACTACAAGTTTACCACACGTATTGAAGTACTAGACGGTGGTAACGGTGCTGGTGCTGCTGTAACTCTTGAAACCTGGGAATGTTACGGTTGTTTCCTACAAAATACCGACTACGGTGATTTGAATTATGCAACCAACGAGCCTGCTACAGTAGCATTGACCATTGTATATGACAATGCAATGCACACTCCGGATGCAGTTGGTGTTGTTGGTATAGGCACAGCCGGCGCAGCTAGATCAAGCTCTAGTGCCTTATCAGTAGGTAGTGCTGGTATTTAATTAATACCGTAACACAAAAAAGCCCGAATAATTCGGGCTTTTTTTATGCATAAATAATTGTATGACTAGCAAGTTAACAAGATTTTTAAATAGTATCGACAGTGGACCTAAAGGTGTGGTTGGAAATTTTCAACATGCCTCACGAATATTTGTTGACAATTATTATCGGCTGGCCCCCAGAACAAAATTTCTTTATTATGCTGTGTTTACAGGAGCAGAAAGAGAAGTCAGTCTGTTGATTAAATCCACCGATCTGCCTAAATTTAATTTTGAAATGGTCAATAAGAATGTGTATAATCGTACCAAGCAGGTTTATAAGAAAATAAATTACGAACCTATTAGTCTAACATTTCATGACGACAATGCTGGTCTAATGCATTCAATGTATTCGGCCTACTATGCACATTATGCCTATGACGGAGGAAACGAGCAAGGCAATCACCCCATGAGTCTGCTGAATTATTCCGGAGCATACGGAATGGGATTTGCTACCCCAACAAACTTTTTTAAAAAAATATCGCTGTACACCTTAAGTAGGCAAAGATTCAACGGGTATGAACTTATGGCACCAAGAATCAAATCTTGGTCACATGGCCAAGTAGATTATTCCGCAAACGAAAGTTTAGATAACACAATGACTGTTGAGTACGAAGGTGTAAAATATCTTTCAGGTAGTGTGGACTACGGAAAGCCAGATGGATTTGCTAGCCTATCGTATGACGTGGTAAAAAGTCCTAATGTATTAGGTGGTACAGTGGGACTAGGCAATGTACTCGGAGGGATAGGAGATGTAGTTGGAGGTATTGAATCTGTATTTGGCGATGTAACCAAAAAGAATATATTGAAGAATCCAGGTGGATTTATTAGCACAGCAATTTCTCAAATCAATACCTACAAGAACAATGGGGGACAATTTCCCACAGTGGATGGAGTTATTGGCCAATTAAAAAATCCTGCAAATATTTTAACTGGGGCCAACACCGTTGGCGGCATTGTAGGAGCCAGTTTTCCTAAAATAGGTGCGGTGTTGGGATCTACTGCTGCCACCACTGCCGTCAAAAAAGTTTTACAGACGCAGTCAGCCAATAACACATTCCCATTGTCATCTGGCAGTGCTAACGAAAGTCCAACTGAATTTCCATGAGCACAATTAATTTACCAACAGTAACAAAAACAGACAGTGCTGCAAGTACAAAATTATTTTTTGATACCTACGGCCAACGTCCTTTGGAATTTGGAGCCAATGAAGTTTCTGCCAGCATAGCATTTTTTACAGGTAGAGGATTTGAAGAAGAAGCTGCCACGACCACAGCAATGACCATATTGCGTCAGGCTAAAATTGATGGTGTTGCAGTTTTTGAAATACTAGACAGTCTCAAAAGCCTTAACGGTACACAACTCAGTGCAGTAGTTGCACAGATTCTCAACAAGTATCGTCCCAACACATCTTCATTGGGATTTAGATCTGTGAATGTTATCAAGATAAATCAAACTAGAAATATTTTACCATAATGGCCAAATTTGCTCAAGGAAGATTCGAAATGAAAAATCCTGGCAAATATGTTGGGACCAAAACACCATTGGCAAGATCTAGTTGGGAATTTGTGTTCATGCGTATGCTGGATGAACATCAAGGCGTAGAAAAATGGGCCAGCGAAAGCATACAAATACCCTACAGAGATCCCCTAACAGGAAAATATACCATATATGTACCTGATTTTTTTATTACCTATGTTGACAAAAATGGAGCAAAGCATGCGGAAGTTGTTGAAGTAAAACCAGCCAGTCAAACGCTGCTGGCCAATGTTGGCAAGAGTGTCTATAACCAGCAACAATATATAAAAAATATGGCCAAATGGGAAGCTGCTACTAAATGGTGCAGGCAGAAAGGTATTAAATTCCGTGTGGTCAACGAAGAACATATTTTTCATCAAGGTTCAAAACGCTGATAAGTATTGCTATGACAAAGAAACTTGAAGAATTATTTAATTTAGACGACAAA